GCTGGCGTTCCAAGAGCGATTCAGCCTGCCGCCGGACAAGAAAGCCGCCGATTACATCAAGACGGCCGCGCACCGCGACTTCCTGATGGAGCAGCTCAATGCCGTTGCCGCCTGATGAGCACATCCGACTTGCTCACACGCATGTATGCAATGCCATCGCAAGCATTGAAGCGACAGCAGCAGACGCTTATGCAGAAGCTGCATTCAATGCCCGGTTATCCAACTACGGGAACCACTGCGCCAAACGGGCACTCCTCCAGCGGATCAGAGCAGATCTCACGCTCTTGCAGCGATCCGTATCTGCAGCGGGTGTATTGGTTGCTGACGAACAGTGAAGGTTTTTACTTTTCTGACCTATGCGATCAGCGCATAACTTGGGCCGAATCTGCCAACGCGGTGCCGGAACAACTTCGTTTTGTCAGCCATCAAAAGGTCAAGGCGATTTGGCTTCATTTAAGAGAGCTCACGCTGTTGCAGGATGACTTTTTAACCATTTCACCTGTCACCTTTTACGCCCACTGTTCTACACCTCATCTCTGGTGTGCCCTTGATGACTAGCACTAGCGAGCAGAAGCCTCGCCATCCAACCAGGCGTTATGCCCGCAGCACCAAAAGCGTTGCGGTCTGCGCTCACCTCTGGCCAGACGTTATGGAACTGATTCGTCAACACGCGGATCAGCACCAACTCACCCCAAGCGGCGCTGTGCATGATGCCCTGCGCCGTTACTTCAAACTTCCCACCATCAACTGATTCATGGCTGATTTTGCGCCTGATGCCTTCACTCTTTGGTTTACCTGTAATCAGGACAAGAAAACCGAAGGCGCTTACTGGGCATCCTCGGATGTACCTGTCGATGAAATTGAAAAGCTTTACAACTGGGCGCTAACCCAAAACCCAGTGGCCAACGACAAGGGTCAGCCTTGCGTTCAACTGCGTGCCAACCTTCGCCCACGTGTCAGCAAAGCAGGCAATGAATACCTGCTGCTGGCCGTAAGCGATCAAAAGGCCAAGGCCGATTCACCTGCAGCACTGCCGTTCTGATGAACCCTGATTGCAACCCGATTGAGCAGCAGGCACGTCAAGACCGCCTAGAGGCTGCCTACGCCGCTAGCGGTCGTGCTGATCTGCCTGATGGCAACCCGCTGAAGTCCACTTACACCCGTCTCCTTACTCAAACCAATGACAACGACAGCGCCGACGCTTGAAGATCTGCTGGCTCAGTGGTGGCGGGATAGCTACCCTCACGCAGCACCGATCAACAACCAAACCGCCAGCTTGATCGTTGCATTTGCTGCATGGGTACTGGCCTATAAAGCACGCGGAGAGGAACTGTGATCAAGGCTGATCACTGGATTCGTGTCCGCGCTCAAGCGGGCATGATCGAACCGTTTGAACCCAACCTGATCCGCAAGCTCGGCAGCACAAAAGTGCTGAGTTACGGCTGCAGCTCCTACGGCTATGACATCCGCCTGAGCCCTGCTGATTTCCGGGTGTTCCAGCATGTGCCTGGCACCATCATGGACCCCAAGGCCTTTAACCCAGACAACCTGCGCAACGTTGATCTGCAAGGCGATGAACGCGGCCGCTACTTCGTGCTGCCTGCTCATAGCTATGGCCTTGGTGTCGCCCTAGAGAAGATCGCTGTACCGCCCAATGTCACCGTGATCTGTCTGGGCAAATCAACCTATGCACGCATGGGTGTGATTGCCAACATGACACCAGCAGAAGCCGGCTGGCGTGGTCACCTGACTTTGGAGTTCAGCAACAGTTCCGGTGCGGACTGCAAGCTGTATGCCAACGAGGGCATTTGTCAGCTGCTCTTCTTTGAAGGCGACCCCTGCTCAGTTAGTTACGAAGACCGCTCTGGTAAGTACCAGGATCAAGACCACCAAGTAACACTTGCCACGGTCTAGCGGTCAGAGGGCACATTCAGCGTTTACACCTAAGGCACTCTTCTCCCTGCCATTTTCATGCCCGTACCAGGCACATCTGTCGATTGGATTATCAAGCAATCCCATCGCTACCCACTGCTGACACCAGACGAAGAAATCACGCTTGCACGTCATGTGCAGGCTTGGTTGACGTTGGGAGAGGTGAAGCGACCTGGACGGCGTCAAAAGGCGATCATTGCCAGGGGTAAGCGCGCTAGGGAGCGCTTCTTTTTGTCCAATATCAGGCTGGCCGTCAACATTGCTGGCAAGTACCACAAGTTTGGCGGCACCCTGACCTTGGAGGATCTGATTCAAGAGGGTTTGATTGGCCTTGATACGGCGATCAAGAAATTCGATCCAGCCCTCGGTTACAAGTTTTCGACTTACTGCTACTGGTGGATCAGGCAAGGCATCACGCGATCCATCAACAAATACAGCCGGATTATTCATTTGCCGATGCAGGCCAATGACTCGATCCGCAAGGCGATGGACTACATGCAAAATCATCTGCGCAAAAACGGCAAGCTCCCACCATTGGAAGAGGTGGCCAAGTATTGCAACGTCGCCAAACACACCCTGATTAACTACCTCAACCACAATGCCAGCATTGTGAGTCTTGATCAGCGGATGAGCGCTAACGAAAATCACAACGACTTTATTGAGGTGGTTGCTGATCCCTCAACCCTTGTCGACAAACCAGAAGATCTCAGCAAATTCACCGAAGCGCTTAAGGAAGCTATTGGTGAATTGAACCCGGCTTACCAGTCGATCATCAAGGAGCGCTACCTCACTGATCGCCCACAGCCTCGGGCATTTGTTGAAATCGGGCGTGATCTAAAAACTAGCCGACAGGCAACGCAGCAAATGCACGACCGTGCAATGAAGTCACTACGCCTCAGACTTGGCGGTCTGCAAGGGCAAGAGTGCATTCAAGCTCTGCGATCCGCTGCGTAGCATTACGGATAATCAAATCTTGGTGCAAGCTCAGCTGACAAAGGCGGTAGAGCATCTGTTTGGCCTGCGGCAGGTCATAGGTCTCCATGGCCCTGCGTTGCTGTTCCAAGGTCAGCAGGTGCTCAGGTCCAGGCTTGGGCACCATCCACTCTCCCCAAGCCATAGCGGGAACCTAGAAGGTTGCGCTAAGTATTCCAGTGTGTGAACCTGTCATCAATCAGGTCACCACAAAAGATGGTATCAAGTGGCGAGTGTGTGGCCTTGGTTATTGCATTGAACACCGCCAGCGCTGGCAAGCTGAGGTGATGTTTGAGTGCATGATGGTGGCTAAAGGCTTGCAATACAAAAAGCCGGCAAGCTAGAGCGAATGTTCAGATAAGCCCTCTGTGGTTGGCGGGGGGCTTTTTTATGCGGCTTCCAGCGGTTCAGGATCATCGAGCTCACGGCTAAGCCAGAGCCGTGTTTGCTCCTCGTGGTAGCTGAGGTAGGTGATGCCATTGGCCATGGCCATCCAGACCACCACACCCGTGTCACGGCGGTGGACTTTCCAAAGGCCAGGCTGAATGCGCTGGCTGATGTTGAAGTTGTTCATGGCTCAGCGATGATGCACCAACCGGAGCGTGGACCTTCAACAAGCCAACGCGGCCCCCAGTTGGCACGGGTGTAAGCAAGACCAGCACCTTTGCTGTTGAGGTAGGTGCCACGCACCACGTCCAGCTCACCAAAGGGATCGTTGACGATCACATGGCTAGTGGTGATGCCAATGACCGTGAGCCAATGGCCGCCACCTTGTGGTTGGCTGCTGGTGCCGTGGTGCAGGAAGCCACAGGGCACAGGAACAGATCGTTGGATCTGCTTTTGAATGTCATCCCAGCCCGCATCTTGCTTAAAGCGGGCCTTGATGCCGTAATGCTCTAGGGCCTTGAGCTGCGCGCTGACATCAGTGGTGTCGCCGTAGCGCAGGACGGTCTTGAGGTATTGGTCGTCTGCCGCTGCACCGGTGATCACACCAGGCCGTAGGTAGGACAGGAGCATGGCGCAGCTAGAGCTGAAGCACATGCGATTGGCCTGGCCAGCGATGGTCGAATCACGCTGGCTGTAGAAGGGCACCTTCAGCGGTGTGTTGGGCTTTTGCTGTGGTGGTGTTTGCAGTTTGCGATCACCACAGAAAAGGGCCACCTCAGCAGCACGGCGTCGCTCAAGGCCAGCGAGCACTGCTTCACCGGCATGCACCCAGCGGGGCAGTTCCTCACGCACCACATTGCAGGGCTCTTCACCAGCTAGTAGACGCTTGCGGAGTGTTGACTCCTCTAAGGCGCCAAGGCCAAGGTTGTAGGAAAAGCTGATCAGTGCAGCGACCTGATTGGCCTGCCATCTCTTGGCCATCGGCAGCAGGTTCAAGACGCCTGGGCCAAAGAGGTTTTCAACCTCGTTTTGCAGCAGCTCATCGGCCAGGGCCTGACTGATCTTGTCGCCTATCCGCACAGCACCATCGACGACGCGTGTGGTGCCCCACCCAATAGTGGGTATGCCAGCAGGGCACAGGTAGGCCTCAAGGCGGCAGCCCTCAAACTCACGGATGATCTTGAGTGCAGGCGCTAGCCAGACCGGTGGTAGTGGCTGTTTGGCCAGCGGATCAGCGCGATAGAGCTCAGCAAACTGCTTGAGAATGTCGGCCGTGAGCTGCTCTTGCAGCCAGTCCCATGCCGCCAGCTGATGGGGCAGTTGCTTGTGATGCTTGGCTGCATCACGCAGTTGGATGATGCCCATGGGCTACTTCAAGGTGGTGCTGACGTTGCGCAGCACGGCCTTGAGTGGGTCGTAGAGCTGAGCGACTTGCTCGATCTGACGCGCAGTGGCTGGGTTGCCGGTAGCGCGGGCAATGGTGGCTCCGATTTCTGCGGCCATCACTTCTGGTGTGGTGGTGCGCAGCAGGGTTGGCATCTCGTTGTCGAGTTGCTCGTAGACGTAGGGCAACGCACGACGCAGAGGGCGGTCGATCATCGATTTGGCCAACGGCTTGATTACCGCTTCGGTGATGCCCATCACGACGAACGCGATGGCTGCATCAAGCAAGGTTCTGAGG